ATGTAGGAGGTTCAGGTGCGCATGTAGAAGGCTCAGGTGCACAAGGTACTGCACCACAGCCTGGAGTACTTGTAGGTCCGCAACTAGGTCCGCAGAAAGGATTTAAACAGCTTACACAACAAGGTATTAAGCAACTAATACCAGGGACGCACACACCTACAACGCAATCAACAATACAGCTAACAATAGGTACACAAACGACGCAACTCATAATTTACTCCGTAATAAGATATGTTGTTTCAAAAAGACTTGCGCCTATTCTTTCCAATATCGGACTAAAGTCCATAAATGGTTTTACATGTAAAAATATTCTAGAAGGTTTTCTCTTCTTAATTTCTTCTACAGACCATTTAATAAACTTCATTCCTAATATGCCTTTTCTATAATCAGATCTTAAAAATAAAGCATTTGAATTTGCAACAAGAGTGTCAGAAAATTGCATTGGCTTATTAATAATCCATGTACTATAACCAATCATTTTGCCATCATCTCTCACTGTATGTATTTCCAAAATATCTTTATCATATAACTGACTATATGCTTTTAAATTTAATTTTAACTGCATCACTTCTTTTTGTATTACTAGTTCTTCATAATGCTGAAGAATTAACTCATTTGCTTCTTGTTCCCATATGCTAAATGTTTCAACTTGTTCTTTCTGAAATGTAATCATTTTCCTAATACTTGTGCATGTACTTTACCATCAGGCTCCCCAGTCCAATTTAACACTACTGAATCAGGCTCTTTTTCTTTCCAATGCTCAAAACTTAAAAATGCACCGCCTTCTTTAAATGTTCTAACAGAATGTAGCATACCATCAGGTGCATCGGCAGACTTACCTAATAGCATATGTGCCCCGTTCTCTTTAGCTTTTTGAAATTCAGACAAATCAGGAAATGTTCCATCTTCTAGTCCAAATTCTAGATTGCCGCCTAAATAAATAAAAGTAGAATCTACTCCTGGGTGAGAATGAAATGGAGCAGTACTATTAGGTTTAAGTATGTACAGCTCAATTTGAAATGCACCTTCTCTATATAAACAAAGAGAATAAGCTAAGTCTGTAATAAATGATGCTTGATCAAATGGAGGACGTAATGGTCGACTCTTTAACCACCATTGTTTAAATTCAGTAACATTAGACCACATGATTAACCTCTATTGTTTTTGCATGCATTGGTCCTACATATTCACCTTCCCAGTGCGTAGTTACTGATGATGGGTTGTCTTTTAACCAATGTTCAAAAATTAAAAATGAGCCGCCTCTTGATCCAGTTTTCAATGCATGAGGTGTTCCATTGTTCTTATCAGCAGTTTTTCCTAACAGCATATGCGACCCATCTTGCCTAGGCCATTGATATGCGGATAAATCAGCAAATTTACCTTGTTTATCTGAAAAAGATAAATCACCAGTTAAATACATAGATATCGATTCTACATTTGGATGGCTATGTTTTGTGGTCTCAGTGTCTGGTTTACAGATATATAACTCTACTTGATACTGACCTTCTCTGTATAAGCATAAGGCATATGCAATGTCAGTTGTATGAATACAATTCTTAAAAGGAGGACGAAACGGTCTTCCTGACTTAATCCACCAATCTTTAAATTGTTCTACAGTTTTAGCCATTATAAAATGATTGCCAATTTTGAAGGACTTTGTGGAGATCTCATAACATGAGCATGGTTTGACTGTAAAGCTTGCATTACTTTAGGGTTCTTAGAAGTTGTATGAAGCACTTTAATTCCGTGCTTTCTAGCTAAGTCTAAAAAATACTTAATTGCGCTAGATAAAACCAATGGCGCATCGATTGTAATAAAGTGCACGTCGGCATTATGATCATCAATTCTTTTTAAGTACATTAATGTATCATGCTTTTGTAGTAAATTAGCATCATGCTCATGTATGTGCTTTCTTAGCTTGGCTAAGATTGCATCAGAATTCATGCCTTTTCGGCCAGTTTCATACGCGATAATTTGTTCTGGTGTCATTTTAAAGTTGCCTTGTATCTACATTCATAATACCAACTAACGATTCAGCCCATTGATACCATTCATCAAAACCTCTTGGATCAGGAACAGCAGAGTTTACAAAATATCCAATACCTTGCATACCATCTGCCCAGTCTCTCCATTTGTCTTCAGAGACTGTGCCTAACTGATTTGCTGCAAACAAATCAGCCATTCTGGAACACCAATAGTCCCATGTTAGTCCGCGTGGATCATAGACTACCATTATGGGTTACCTGTAGAGCGTTCATCACCAATATCAGCGCTTAATAGAACATTACCTAGCTGATAGTTTCCGCCTTCTGTATTACTTGTAAAGCGAAGTCTCATTTCACGTCTTTGTTCACGCATATCAATCTTTAAAGTGTCAGGCTCAAATGTGTAAGGTGCAGTGGTAATGTCTGTATCATCTGCATAGCCTCTACCTGTGACTGTTACACTCATCTGACCGGATTGCACAAAGTCAGGCTCTATGCGTTCTAATCGAATCCATTTATTAGGGCCTGTTACGGATAACTGACCAGGCCCGCCTCTTACCCAACCAATACTATTGGTTTCAAAGAATGATTCAACAGCATTTACTGTGCTTAAAAAGATTTCATCAGTGCCAATTTCATGCTGCCATAATGTGTATGTACCTGCAATATTCTGCACATTCTCTGCCCAAATAGGATAACGGAATACTTCAGAGAACACACCTGCTGATCGATTTGCTGCAGGAGCAAAACCAGCATCATACCAAGTCTTTTCACGTACATTATAGATAATGGCATTGTTGCACTCGGTAGAATCACCTGCAGGATAGAACCACCAGATCTCACCCCAACGAGGAATCTTCATTGCCCAAACTTTTTGTCGCTGCGTATAGTTCAAGTTATCAAAGAAATAGTTTTGATTTGTAGTGTTAGGAATTTCTTGTACAACACCGTTATACATTAAGAATCGATCTACACCACACCAATAGAATATACCATCATACTCAATAACACAAGAACTAGACATAATGGATGTCTGCGTACTAATAATGTCATACCGCCAATACAATACAGATGTACCTACCGTGGTAGGACTATATGACACACGAGTAAGTTGATCAAGTGACCAGAATAAACCAGAAGGCGATGTAGTTCCGCCTCTAAGTGCCATACCTTTAACGACCTTAGTACTTGACACATTATTCGCATTTGAATCAGCACCTGTCCAGTTTGTAAAGTCACCTGCTGAGTTATTTTGAATTAAACCATTATTTCCATATACAAAAAGGTATGGGTAAATCATGCAAGCTCCGCCTGACACAGAGATATTATTATCAAAGGACAATGTTTGCGTGCCTGAACCACCGCCACTGCTTAAAGTCACCGTGGTAGTAGATCCTGTAATCGACACTAATGTCACTACCGTGTTTGCAGGTAAGCTAGCACCTGTAACTGTCTGACCTAGACCAATTTTATAGTTAGCAGAGCTAATCACAAATGATGTTCCAGTTAGTGTTCCTGTTGCTGTAAAGACACCAACTTTGGACAAAGCACCGTATGGGAAATTGCCTGAAAGTACTGGAACATTAACGGTGCTATCAATATCAGTTAAATTCTGGCCTGGGTGAGCAACCACTTGAAGCTGACCTGTGCCATTTGAGTTATAGCCAATGTCAAACTGCCATAGATTGTTGGCATTTGCTGTAAAGTTATTTAACGTAATGTTGATCGGACCTGAACCAACACCATCATCATTATCAGTTTGCCAAGCTTGTAAATAATTTTGTGAACCTGAATAGACATAGTTTAGACCTTGCTGTGATTGCATGGTCATACCACGACTTATTTCAAGTGCGCTTAAAAAGATGCCTTTATATCCACCTATTTTACGAGGACGACCGCGCTGAAATCTGACCCATTGCCCATCAACATACATTGGTGAGTCAAACTGAGTACCGTCTCGCTGAATTCCTGCAGGAATGTTGAGAGAGATAACATTGGCGGTCAAAATGTCCCTCCACTAATACCGTTGAATATATGTAATCCGGTAGAGTCTAAATAACCGGCTTCTGTATTACTGATAACAAAACCAAATGTTCCAGTAGATGGTAAATAAATACCAGTATTTAGGTCTCCAGTAAACTTCAAAGAAGGAACTGCCGTAGACCCATTACCTAAAGTCAATGAAGTAATTGAGCTAACTGCACCTGAAGTCGCATTATAAACATTGGTGCCGTCACAAATTAGAATAACACTAGTTGATTGTGGCACTGTAACAGTTGCACCACCGACTGCTACAGTCTTAAATGTTAAGTTAAACGAGCCAGTTGTATTATTGGTGATTGAATATAACTGAACAGTAGAAGGGAGAACAATGATTTGATTTGATGTTAAGTTACCACTAAACTCTTGAATTAAGTTAGATGCTTGTGCATTAGTCTCAGTCAGTGTTCCACCAGAGACTACAAGTGCTAACTGTGTAAATGCAAACTGAGTAGCTTGACCATAACCAAAGCTATTAAACCCAGAGCCGTTACACACAACTACAAATGACTCAGAAATTTGTAGTTGCTTAGATGCATTACCATCAAGAGTATCAGTACCTTGCAGTCCAATATTTAGAATTCCTGTGCCATCATTGGCAATCATGGCAAACCAACCATTGCCTACAGTTGCAGACGGAGGAAGTGTAATTGTACCTGCGCCTCCTAACCAGACTATGAACTCAGCTCGATTGGTAGCATCTAAAGTCTGATTTGAGTAATAGTTGGTCGTAACATACTGCTGATTCAACGTTGTAGTAATTGGATATAGACCATAGCCAGCAAGAGCTGAAGCATTAGCAGATGATGTGCCTGCACCAAAAGTAATAGTTGCCCATGTACCATTGGCGGTTGTATTATCGGTTAAGTAGATGTATTCTGCAATGCCAGAAGCAATGTTAATGATGGTTCCGCCACTATTGTTCGTGACAGTGAATGCATTTGATCCAACGTTACGAATAATAACAGCTTCACCTACAGAGACTTGAGTAGCTACTGGCAGCAACAACTCTAATCCACCTGTAGTGGCGGTCACTTCTATAATATTTGCAGTCGTAAGTGAAGAACTTGTACCATTCACAGGCCACTGTAATATGGTGTTTGTTGATATGGTTAGTGATTCATAAGATACTTGAGCAGGTGATACGGTCTGACCAGTAAACGGATTGGTATATGTAGTCATAATTAACTATCCTGAGCAATTGCTTGTCTATCAGCAAGACGGAGCTGATCTTCTAACTTGAGAGCTTGCATTCCTTCAGTATACTTCTGTTGGAATATTTGTCTTTGGTCATTCTTTAAAAATGGCATTGCTTGAAGCAGCGTACCATATAGCATCACATTTGGTGCATTCTGTGTGATCCAGTTTGTCTGGTTTGATGAAGACAAAGGCGGAATCCTCTCATAGTAAAGAACTTCAAATGTGTATGCCTGATCAGGCGTAGGAGCGACTAACCAGTTGTCATAATTATAATCACAATAGTATAAAGGAACACTAGTTGCGCCACTAGTTGGGGCATAATTTCTTAAATATTCATACTTACGAAGATATACAGGCTGCTTCACACCTGCATTGGTAATGTTAAACGATGTGGTTTTTCTCCATCTTGCTGGCTTAGGAATAACAGGATTACCTGCATTCATAGTACTTTCTACTACACTTAATTGACCAAGTGTTTTGATTTCTTGTGCAATTTCAAACTCAGCCAGCATAATAAACTGAGGAATCTGATTGACAACAGCTGTATCATTCCGCTCTAAGTACTGCGTCACATCAGTAATCAGACTGTTGTAAGTCATTGCCGCTGCTGCGGTACATGCGGGAGTACAGGAGGTAGCCATTTTTTATCCTAACATATTACTAGCATTAACACGAGCTTCATCAACTCGTTTTAACCAACCATTGCCAAAAGTAGCAAAAGTCGGTAATGATTCATAAAACTGCTTCTTAGCATCTGAGAACCTAGCAATTAGTTCTGTCTTATCCATCACATCAATGGTCTGAATTGTGACAGGACCTACAGCACCGTCTTCAGGTAGACCTAAAGCTTTTTGTAATATTTTGACAGACCGCCCTGGGCCTGAGTTTACTGCAAAATCAAATACAAGGTAGTCAATGCCAGAAGGCAGGTCATCGCATTTACAAGCATCCCAATATTTCTTTTCATATAAAGGTGCGACATCATCTCTTGTAAGAGATCGCATTTCTTTTTCATTAGTGTTTCTGCCTTTAAAGCTTGCCCATGTGTTTGCAGTTACGCCTAAGTTGGTCATGCCGCCTGGGTCTTTTGGGTTGTTAACAAACCCACCTTCTGACTTAAGCACTAAGTCTAATGAATGATCAAAGTTCTCGGTCATTTAGTCACCATTAAAGCATTATATTTATTAATCACATCATTCCGCTCTATTTCTGAGGTTTGGCATTGTCTTGCAAATCCGATAAGAACTTCTGCATCTGATTCAAGTAATCTGAGTCCTTGACTTGGTATTGCAAAGCTGGAGGATTGACCGTTTGAAAGGTTTGTGTTGCGCAAGCCTCTAAGCTGAGCAATAGCATTATCATAGCGAGTCTGTAAATCATCTTTGTCCTTTTGTGTTTGTTGACTAATCATAGCTTGGTCATTGACCACTTTATTTTGTACTTCAACCACATGCTGCACAGCTTCTAACTTTTCTTTTTCAGAATAATAGCCATCAACTCTATGAGTAATGAATGCAGTGCCAAGTGCTATGGCAATATAGATATAAGTGGAAATAGGTAGCGGAAACATTATTTTTTCGTAGTAATAGTGTCAGAACCTTTAGTAACTGTTACTTTATCTCCATCAACGCTTACTGACATTGGAGGTTCTTTTTCAGCAAGATGATCTAAACGCTGAATAAGTTGTTGTATAACTTGAAACTCTGGCTTTTCTTCTTTTTCGGTAGTACCAGCAACACCATTCATCATATTGATAATAGCCATTAATGCACTACCAGCCATACCAATAACTGCGGCAATTTTTGCTGAATCTAAAAAAATACTTGCACCAACAGAAATAAGAATAATTGCAGTAATATAAGCAAGACCATTTTTGCCTATTGATTTACCAGCAACTTCTTTTGCAGTTTCCAATTGATTATCCATTACTATCTCCAGGTTCTGAGTTTTGTTTCATAGCTACAGCAGCCCCACCAGCTCCAGAGACAATGCCTAAAGCTTCTGCAAACTCTGTTAAGCTGATAGACTTGGCTTGAAGTACTTCATATGCAGCAATACAGATAACCGCTATAAACCCAATTAACCAAGTCCAACGACCAATGTCATGAGTTTTATTGTCTTTACCTGTAACAAGATGAGTTAAGAATTCAGGCATTATCCACCTATAAACTTTTCTAACATTTTAGCTGCAAAGTTAGGGCCTAACAGGACAGCAGCAATGACTGCGTATAAAAGATATTCAATTTTTTGCATACGTCTAACACCTTTATCAAGTGCATCTTGAATACCTTCATAGCGCTCCGCACAAACAGCTTCATGGACCATTAGACGCTTGTCTGTTTCGTTAATTTGTAGTTCTATTGGATCCATAATAAACACTTTATTCAGCTGCAGGTGCGCAAGTAGTTGGCGCTGGAGTGATTGTTACTTCAGATGTATTGTCTTCAGGTAACGTTACTGTTATCTCAGGTGCTGATATAGGTTCCGGCGTTGGTTCTGGTGTTGCATCCGCTGCAGGTGCGCAAACTGGAACCAAAGTAACAGGTGCTGGCACAGGAGTAGTAACAGTCAATGGTGCAGGAGGTGGCACTACTGCATCAGTCACCGGTTGATACTTTGTATATAAATGGTCAATAAACTTTTGAATTTCTTCTTTGGCTTTTGATTCAAAGTTTTCCAAATGTGCTTCAATTTCTTTTAAGAATTGCATGATTACTCCTTAGTAGCTTTAATAGTGATTAGGGATTCTTCTTTATTGATTTCCATATAGCCATAACCGCAGAGAGACCAGTCTTCACCAGTTCTTTCATCGTGGACAGGAACTTCAATTTTGATATGCTTGCATAAAAATTCTTTACCATTTTCAAATACTCTCCATACATGTTCAATTGTTCCTCTGCCTGGTTGTCCTCGTGTTTTGTTGTATCTGACCAAGTATTTGTTCATCATACAATTGTCACCTCTTGCTGAGGAGGCGCTTGTTGCACAGACAGATTCATATGAATAAACTTAAATGGTTTATCGTTGTTATGACGTGAAAAAGAATGTGCTAACCAAGCATTGGTTAAATACAATTTACCAACTTCAGGTTTAAAACTAATATGAGTAGATGCCATACTAATCTTAGTAGGGTCTGCTTCTATCATTCCAAGTTGGTTCTTTCCAAAACGAGGATCAGTAAAGATCATATGTGAACTATTTTCTGGGCAATCTAGAAAATAAAAGCCTACAATTTGCACGCCATCATTATGAGCATGCTCTTCCATATTTGATGTTTTATGATGCTCTTGTCCCCACATAGAATGGAAATAAGTAATCTTATCATCCATCTTATAGCCTTGTGAGTTCAGCACATTCCATGCGGTAGATGCAATATAAGTGCTGAAATCATTTAATCTAGGATCCATATATAGATTTCCTGTCATATAGACAGGATAGAGTGCATTGATTTCTTTTAACTGCTGTTGTTTTTTAACTGCTTCATCAAAAACAGCAAGCACTGACGGTAAAAAGTCAGGCTTGCTGATACTATAAACAGCAGTAGCAAAATGAACTGAAGTTTCTAGATTATCTTGCATTATTGAACTGCAGGAGCAGGCTCTGAGGCTACTACATCAGTGGGAACTTCAACAGCTTTAGCCAATGATTCTTCAAGCAATTTAAAGAAGGCTTGTTTACCTACTTGCATTTGGTCAAGGTTAAAAGCGGTTGAACTAATCTTGCGGTCAAGGTCAATGCAATGATTGAACAGCATTTGTTGCTCCGCTGTTAAGTCCTCATATTGATACTCTTTGTCGTTAATGGTAATGGGGGTCTTTTTGTCGTTTCCCATGTCATTCTCCTAAATGTGCCGTCAAAAAGGGCTGACGGCTTGCCCTAAATTATGCAGCGGGTGTTGGTGTTGCTTGTGTTGCCCAAGGCAATGGTGTGTTTTGTGGGCTAACTGGTGGGTTTACGATTGATGCAATTTGACCATCAATGTTGGCGTAGTAGTTAGCCTGATTATCAGTAGCTTCATTAATCCAGCCTAATACAATAGCTTCGGTTAAGTTAGCGTAAGGAATAAATCCTGACTCTTTAGCCTCTTGTGCAAATTGGATATTGCCGTCAATAGAGGCAGTATGAGTGCCGTCTGTGCCAGATACAGTAAATAACACATTAACCACATAATCAGGGTTAGGTGTGTTTAGTGTGAACATCGAGTTAATAGTTGTTGTGTATGTTGTTGCCATTTTTATGCTCCTAATTTAGCTTCTAAAGCGGTTATTTTTGCGTTAAGTTCTTTTACTGCGTTGATAAGATACCAAGTCAAATTGCTTGCATCTACTGACATAACACCAGTTGATTCTGTTTTTAC